GTTACCGTTGTTGTTTTAGGATAGTCTGCAGTTACTAAAGATCCAACAGAGCCTGCTATGTTTTGAATTGTTGGAGATATTACAATTGCTGCTGCTGTAACTAAAAAAGCAATATTTGAAACTAATGAAGAGTGACTAGATATATTTTCTACTGTGGTTGTTGGTTTTATATCTGATATGGTTTGGCTTCTGCCAATATTAGTTATATTGGTTGTTGCCATTATTAACTTACTTCTTGATCTGTAACTTCACCGATCATAATCATTTCACCTTGACAGACAGTCCAAACACGATTAGCATCCGTTAATTGAATATCAAACACATCGCCTGTTCTCAATATTTTAGATTGTTCAGGAGATAGTGTAACTGTAAATTCTCCGACCTCATCAAACTCTGTCTGGTCTGGATAAACTGAAAATAATAAATCATCTCCAACGTTATCAGAGTATCGTCTAAAGTCTCCTTTAATATCCCAACCAGAATCGTCTCCGACAGATGTAGTGTCGTAATCTAAAGGATTTTCAAGATCATCTTCAACATAAATTCTAAATGAAGCACTGTCTCCAACTACACAGGTCCAGTTAACAAGTGGAGGTATGTTTCCAACATTGTATGTTGAAGGAGCAGGAGCAACTGGTTGAGGATCTAGTGAAGTCTCATTGGGGTTTCTATATACGGCCATTGTTAAATTATACCATTAAGCAAGTCCATTTTTCAATGCCCCCCAAGTTCCGTTGCCACCAACTGAGCCAACAATAATTACACCAGTTGAAGCATTTACTTTTGCAACTACTGCAACTGCCCCTGATCCACCAGCAGGGATTGAGTTTGTAAGACCTCCGCCATTTGCAACATAAAGTATATTTCCAGCGGTAAAAGAAGAAGTATCAATATTTTCAAACACTCCAGATACAATAATAACACCATCTGTAGCAGTTGAAATCGCTGCCTGTGTTATTCCTATCATTGGAAAAGTTGATAAGTTATCTGAGTCGCATTTTCCAATTAATGGTTTTGTTGAGTACCCTGAAATATATACAGGAGTTCCTTTTGCAATTGTTGCTCCCGTTGTATTTCTAACTTCAAGGGAAATAAAAGGAAGACCTACGTTTGAAATAACATCTTCAATACGCTCTGCCAATGATTGAATATCCTCATGGACATTTACAGGGTCAGTTAAAACGGGATAAGGAAGATCATAAGTTGTAGTTGCGCCAGTAGCCATAATACTTATTATTATACCACTTTCCCATATGAAAACCAAAAGTTTACCAAAATGTTACCTAAAGTTTGACTTTGGTGGCAAATTCGTGTTATAATTAATACATGCTACCAACAGGTAGCATTTGTTCTCTAGGAGGTTATTATTATGAGAAGAGACAAGAAGGCTTGGATTGGAATCCTAGCATTGGTTGGAGTTGTGGCACCATTTAGCAACTTTGCCAATGCATCAACTACTGAAAACAACTTACTAATTAAACAGGCTGAAAACCCTGCTGCCACCCACAAGGTGGCTTTTGTTGTTTCTAAAGCAAAAATGTTAGAACGTTATGAAAACAAAACAAATCTTACAGATATTGAATTAAAGAAGTTGCTTTCTTTGGTGGGATTCAAAGGCAACGACTTAGTAGTAGCCTGGGCTATTGCTAAGAAGGAATCTAATGGTCGTCCCTTAGCATTTAACGGAAACCATAAGACTGGGGACTCCTCATATGGAATGTTCCAAATTAATATGATTGATACACTGGGTCCAGATCGTAGAGATAAGTTTGATCTTGATTCTAACGCTGAACTATTCAATCCCGTCAAAAATGCGGAGATTGCATACTATATGTCCAATGGTGGAAACGACTGGTCTTCTTGGAAAGGTATTACTCCAAGGACCAAAGAATGGATGAAGAAGTTTCCTAGATAATTTTAGGTAATAAAATACCCCCTTGGAGAAATCCTTGGGGGTTTTTATTTTGTATTTAATATTTTATTTATATTCTTTTGGCTGCCTATATTGTGTCTTGTATGAATCAAAGAACTTAGTGCGTAGTTTACTTGTTACTTTAATTTGTTCATTAAAATCTTCTTCTGTTCCAATCTGCATTTCCCATGAATCTCTTTTAAATGGTATTACCTGAGCCATTGGGGTTCCTGCTGGAATTAAACCTTCAAACTTATTGGCCTCATTTAAAACAAATGGGAAATTAACTGGAGAAGCATATTGATCTGTATCAACAATTCCAGGAAGAATAGTAAACATAGACTCTCTATGCATTGGAGAAATAAATAATACAGAGTATCCAGGCGGAGTTGTTATTGCCCAGGGATTAATCCATTTTGGATATGAAATTTTATGAGCACCCTTGCTAGGGTGTTCTGGCATTTGTTCTATTGGATGAAACTGAATTGGTCCAAATGAAGGCCATTCATAAAATGGTTGTGTTGGAAATGTAGAAATATCTGTATTTTCATCCATAAGTGTTCCATCTGGAATTTGTGGTGTTTGTTTTACCCAGATATCAACATAGGTTGTTAATATATACCCGCCTGAAATTGCATCAAAGATTGGCATACATCTTTTTGCTGTTGCACTTGTTGAACCATTCCCATCTGGTGTTTTTTCTTTACTAAGATAAGACTCTAGGTTTTTATACCAATCAGGTACAAACCTATCTGCTGGTTTTGGACGGTATTCTTCAGGAACACCCATAGTATTTGTAAATTTAATAATTGTAATTTTAATTCCCCCAAATCAATATCCTATATTAAAGTATACACTACTATAGTGTTGTCATCAAACCCAAGATGTTGTATTTTCATCCCAGACGTAATACTTTGGATTTTCTTCATCAAATGCAGGATAAGCAACTGGTGCTTCCCAGTCATCTGCACCTTTTACCCATGATGGATAAGGTTTTGGTAGCCAAAACTTTGTACCATCGTAAGTTCCACCAATAGCAGCCTTGTTTGTTGCAAGGACTATATTATCTAGTGAGAACTCGTTTTTAAAATGTTCTAATAGTTGAGCATCTGTTGGATCCTCAAATACTGCAACATTTACTACTTTAGCATCTTTGATGAATGCATAATTTACTTCTGCCATTTTATTCCTCCTTTTTTTTATTGAACATAAACAACTACTTGTCCTGATCCACCAGCACTCCAACCACTGTAGTTAGCAACATAACCACTGTTGTTAAACTTAGCACCTTGTCCGCCAGATCCGCCGCCGCCGCCGCCAACACCATTAGCATTTGAGCCTCTACCACCGTTGTCGTAAGATTGAGAGGTTGCTCCGCCGCCAGATGCACCAGCACCACCGTTGGATGACCCACCATTTCCACCTCCACCGCCACTACGGTAAATGTTAGAACTGTTACTTGATCCACCGCCGCCACCGCCTCCGCCTCCGCCTCCAAAAGCAAGATTAACGGTTCCAAGTCCAGTTAAGACTAATGAAAGAGGTGTTGAAACTGCACCTGTGCCTGCACTACCTGAAGCACCAGCAGCACTAGTGCTTCCATTGCCTCCATTACCACCAGCACCTCCATTTGCTGTAACCGCTCCAGCAACGTTAGAAGCAGCGCCTCCACCAGTAAAGCCAGTTTGCTCACCATTTGATGGCCAGTAAGGAACGTTTGTATTTGCTAAGTTTCCAAAAGAAGAAGACGATACAGAAGATCCGTTATCACCAGAATTACCTCCAGCGCCAACTGTAACTGTATATGTTTGTCCAGGAGTCACTGTGTAATCCTTAAACGCTACTCCACCTGCAGCGCCTCCACCTGCTCCACCCCAACCGCCGCCGCCAGCGCCGCCAGAGAGTGGGGTACCAGCAAGCCCTGTTGAACCAGAGCCTCCTCCTCCAACAACAAATACTGCTACTTTGCTTGCTCCTGCTGGAACTGTGTAAGTTCCAGAAGCGTTAAATGTCTGGGAAAGAGCATAAGCAGGACTTGGAGTAATTGAGTTAGAAGCAGAAGATGCAGTAGATGAGCCATTAGCATTTACTGCAACAATAGTAAACGTGTAAGAAGTACCAGCAACAAAAGAACCAGTAACTGATAATGGAGATGAAGTACTAGAAGTAGACAAAGCAATAGAAGGGCTAGATGTAACTGTGTAAGAAGTAATAGAAGAGCCGCCTGTTGCCCCTTCAGTAAATGCTAAAGATACGGTGGTTGAGTTTGTAACAGTAGCGGTTGGGGTTCCAGGAACCTGGGGAACAGTTGTTGCTGTAATAGATGCAGAAGCAGCAGACTGAATGCCTACTACGCTTGTAGATGTAACGCCTGTTGCTTGAAATGTGTAAGATGTTGCACTTTGCAATCCCGTCACGGTAAGGGGAGAAGAACCACTAGCAGTATATGAACCTGGTGTACTAATAACATTATAAGTAGCAGGGGTTCCACCTGTTGCAGCCGCGCTCATAGTAACAGTAGCAGAGCCATTGTTGTATGCACGGCTAGTGCCTACGTTAGCAGCGGTAACTGTCGGGGCATCAGGAAAGTCCATGATCTCAGTAATAGATCCAAGACCATCAGGGTTTCCCTCAATGCGTTCATCGTTTGCTCTACGTATTGACATATTGTTATTATACCTTGTTTCTTTATTCCGTTGGGATTTCAACCCAAGATAGGGTTGGCTCATCCCAATTGAAGAACTTTCCTTCTTCTACTGGCATAGGAGTTGGTGCTTCCCATTTGTAATTCTCTTCATTTAGTACCCAAGAAATAAAAGGTTTAAGAGGTATGAATGCATCTTTGTCTTTATCATAGAACATTCCTATTCCAGCATAGTTGAATCTGATGTTACCGTTATAGGAAGTACGAACACACTTCTGTCCTGTGAAATTTCCATACCATACTTCAGGAGTTAATCCATCAATTAGTTCGGTCTCATCAATTCCTACAATAACCTGGGTAACAATGTTGTTTTCATCTAAGAATGCGTAATGTGCCATTATGACCAACTCACAGTTCCAGTGCCAGCAGTAATAGTTGTTATTTTAAACCCACCACTAGGACTTGATGTTGAACCAGAAACCCCACTAAGTGAGATTGTACGTGTATCTGGATATTTGAGAACAACAATACCAGAACCACCAGCACCGCTATTACCAAAGCGATAATCTGAACCACCACCGCCTCCGCCAGTATTGACTGTTCCAGCAGTTCCAGTTGGACCTGCCGCGCCACCGCCACCAGAACCGCCTGAACCGCCTGAACCGCCGTTTAAAGTACCGCCACCACCACCACCAGCATAAGTTGCACCAGTGATACTTGAAGCAGCACCACTTCCGCCATTTGAGCGAACCGTAGTACTACCACTACCATTAGCCCCAGCAGAACCTTTTCCGCCTCCTGCGCCAGCGCAAGTATCTCCAGATGATGAAGAACCTCCATTATTACCTTGTCCGCTTATACCAGAGCCTCCAGCGTGAGAACCACCAATACCACTAGCACCTCCGCCACCACCAGAACCACCATTAGAACCAACCTCATCAGTTCCCGTTCCACCACGGGCACCACCACCGCCACCGCTTGATGTAATAGAACTAAATACAGAATTAGAACCCTGACCACCGCGTGTTTCAGTAGTAGCAAGCGCTCCGCCACCACCAACAGTTACAGTGTAATTTGTAGACAGACTAAGGCCAGAAAGACTACTTTCTTGCATACCGCCTGCACCGCCTCCGCCAGCCTCGGTTGCTCCGCCACCACCACCACCAGCAACAACAAGATAATCAACTGTAAATGTAAAAGTAGAAGTTAAAGAATTAGAAGCAGCAGATGCAGCAGAAGTACCATTAGCGTTAGTTGCAGTAACAGTATAAGTATAAGTACCAGCAGCAATTTCAGTTACAGAAATTGGAGAAGATGCTCCAGTTCCAGTACGACCAGAAGAGGAAGTAACTGTGTAGCCAGTAATAGCAGAACCGCCAGTAGCAGCAGAAGCAGTAAAAGAAACCGATACAGCACCACCACTGCCGCCAGAGGCAACACCAATTGTTGGCGTTGATGGAACTGTAGTTGCAGTAATACTAGAAGAAGCGCTTGAAACAGGACTAGTTGCAGATGCATTTGTTCCAGTAACAACAAATGTATAAGAAGTAGCAGATTGAAGACCAGTAACAGTTACTGGAGAACCAGCACCAGAGCCAGTAAATGATCCAGGAGTTGATGTTGCTGTGAAAGAAGTAGATGTTCCACCTGTAGCAGATGCCGTAAATGCAACGGTAGCAGAACCATTATTATAAGCCCTAGAAGTACCAACATTTGTAGCAGCACCAATAGTAGGTGCATCTGGCACATCAGGAATTGCAGAACCACTCTTAGTTATACCAGATGTATTTGCTCTTTTAATGTTAGCCATAATGTTATTATACCTTATTCCGTTTAAATTTCTACCCAGGAAATTGTTGCTTCATCCCAGGTATAATACTTAGGATCTGCTTCATCAAGTATTGGATAATCAACTGGTGGTTCCCATTTACAGGTTTCCTCATTTAGAATCCAAGATTCAAATGGTTTTGGTTCAATAAAAGCATCACGGGTTTGATCATATAAATAGTCAATTCCTGCATAGTTCTTACGGATGTTGCCATTGTAAGAGGTCTGCGCCCAGCGACCACCAAATAGACTGAAACAGAATTCAATGCCTTTTTGCTCAGACTCTTGATTATTTTCATCTAGTATTTCACTGTTATTGACTACAATAACTCTTAGTACTTTATTGTTGTCATCTAGTTCTGCAAAATGTGCCATTTTTATTTTTCCTTAGAATGTAATTGAGCCTGAGCCCGTAAATGTATAAACATAGTTTGAACCTGAAGTGTTAACTGTTGGTCCGCCAGTCGTTGAGTTTGCTGCTCGTGCTGCACTAATAATAACTACACCTGATGAACCACTACCTGCTGCTGGGGCATCATCACCACGCATTGAGCCACCACCAGAACCAGTGTTGGCTACACCGCTAGTTGGTGTACCGCCTGCGCTTGCGCCGTTTCCACCAATTCCTGAACCACCTGAGCCTGCTGCGGCATCGCCAGATCCACCGCCGCCACCGCCTGCAACGGTTATTGAAGTACCTGAAATAGAAGTTGCCACTCCACTACCACCAGTAGTTACGTTACCAGCACCACCTGCACCTCCACCACCAGATGAGTTTTGAACGTTGTAACCTGCTCCACCATTACTTTGTGGTGAACCAGAAACACCTCCTGTACCAGCAGTACCTGGACCAGAGAATCCGCCGTTACCTGCTCCACCAGTTAAACCAAGTGCACTTGATGCACTTCCATTTGCTTTAGTATTAGTACCTGCAGATCCTGCTCCACCACCACCTACTGTAATTGTGTATGTTGCAGGACTTAGGTTAGTTGAACCTGAGTAATAACCACCTGCACCTCCACCTGCTCCGTAACAGGCACCTGGGGTACCTTTACCACCAGAACCAGCACCACCAATTATAAAGTAAGAAACAGCAACAGTAAAGGCAGATGTAACAGAGTTAGAAGCACTACTTGCAGTCGAGGTACCGTTAGCATTTGTTGCAGTAACTGTGTAAGTATAAGTACCAGCAGCAATTTCAGTTACTGTTATGGGAGATGATGCTCCTGTGTTGGTACGACCAGAAGAAGATGTTGCAGTAAAAGTTGTAACGGCAGATCCACCTGTTGCACCTGCTGTAAATGGCACAGATACAACACCAGATGAACCACCAGAGGCAGTTCCAATAGTAGGAGCCTGTGGAACAGTCGTTGCTGTTGTGGATGCAGAAGCAGCCGATGCAGTAGAAACGCCATTACCATTTGTTGCAGTAACTGCGTATGTGTATGCAGTTCCTGACTGCTGACCTGTTACAGTAAGTGGACTTGATGCACCAGTTGCTGTGTAAGAACCAGGGGTACTAGTAACTGTATAACCAGTAATAGCAGAACCACCATTAGCAGCAGAAGCAGTAAAAGCAATAGTTGCAGAGCCATTATTATATGCACGGCCAGAACCATTATTAGTAACTGCTCCAATAGTAGGTGCTTGTGCAGTAGAAGTTGCTGTAATAGAGTTAGAGGAAGAAGACGCTGGTCCACTTCCTGTTGAATTAGTAGGAACTGCGGTAAAAGTGTAAGAAGTGCCCGATTGTAATCCTGTTACTGTAACAGGAGATGCAGATGTACCCGTAAATGAACCTGGATCGCTTGTTACTACGTAAGAGGTTGGAGATCCACCTGTTGCACCTGCAGTTACAGTTACTGTTGCAGAACCATCATTATAAGCACGAGAAGTTCCTACGTTAGTTGCAACACCAATAGTCGGGGCATCTGGAACATCGGCAATTGGCGTTACGCCTGCCATTACGCTCTTTAGTGAAACTTTGTTAGTGATAGTCATCTAAATTACCCCTAACTGGTTATTAAGAAATTTCGCTGCCGAATAGTGAGAATGAAAGGTTTGCAGTTGATGCATATATGCGAACAACATCTGTTGTAGCAAGTGTTATGCCAAGAGTAAGAGCGGTTGTGTCAGAGGCTGCAACGGTTGCACCATATACAATATAGTGCTTGGCCTCTACTGCTGCTCCTGCTGGGCTAACTGCAATACGATAGGTTGCAGCAGATGCTGCCTGATTACAAATAATAACTGTAGAGACTACAGTAGATGTAGATGCTCCAACTGTGTATAGTGTTGTAAGAGTCGTTGCTGCTGGGGCTGCCTGAGCAAGTGTCTTGTAGGTTGTTGCCATTTATATCTCCTTTTTAGACATATAATGATTTTGTTATTATAATGCCGCTATAGCAAATTGTACCATATTTTTATATTGGGGGATTGATCTATTCCCTTTTAATTTTGAGGTTTTATCTGCCCCTAAACTATCTTTTTTTGGTGGTCAGGGTATTTACTACCGTCAGTATGTAAACCATTAAAGTATCTACGACCAGACATATGAGGTTTTGCCACATCTGTAGTCTGTCTTTCTTGGCTCAATGCTTGTGATTCATTAACTTCTCCAAGGTGTAACTCTTTACTAAAAATATCCGTAATTAATTTTACTTCAAAGTTATTGACAAAGTTTCTTGGGATTGGAATAAAGGCTCCTAATGCGTCACCTTTCTTTACAGTTATCTCCATATTAGGAACTGTTATTTTTAGGTTAAAAGTAAAATCACGTCTAATCTGATCGGTTTCAATAACTCCAGTCATTGCAGAAGTTCCTGGGATAAACCAGTTGGGGGGTTGTATCGTCATAAGATTAATTCCTGGTGGTGTCTTAAATGCAAATAGATTTTGTATAGTTATAATACCTTGACCAAAACCACCCTTAATCACTTGCATATTTTCGTTATCATTATTAAGAAATTTAATTTCTGCATCTTTATGAGTTCCATCCCAAGAAGCAGTAAAGTCTCTTGTTGATTTAATTACAAATCCATGCTGATTTCCAATGCTTAACGGAAGGCAGTAATAAAAATGAGAAGTAAACCAATCTCTTTTAGGATTACCCTTTAAATCAACAACGATTTCTTTATAATATCCATTACTATCAATTGCATGTGGAACTATTAAAATTGTATTTTCAGGAACTTCATATCCTTTGTCATTAAGGAATGGGCCACTCATGACCTTTTCCTTTTTCTTTTGTCCAAAATGACGCAATTGTATATCTCATTCCGTTTTCTATTTTAGTTACTCCATGAAGATGTTCTGGGTCTCCTGGATGAAGGGCTAAAGAACCAGACCTTGGAATTACTTCAAAATCAAAATTTGGATAATAGGTGTGTCCACCATTATAGTCATTATTAAGATAAACAATAGATCCAAAATCTCTGTGACTAAATCCAGCAATATCGGTGTTGCTCATATCGTCTGCATGGGGTTGCTGCTCCATTCCTGGAAACCATCTAATAACTTGAAGAGTATCTGAGTAAATATTTTCTTCTAAATTATAGGCTTCTTTAATTTTTTGGCTACATCTAATATTTGCATCTAACATTATGAGTGCTGCGTCTCTATCAAACTTTAACATTGAGTAATAATTAATTACACGGTTATCCCAAAATTCAGAGCCACCGCTTTCCCATAAGTCTGAAGATATTGCAGTTGCAATTAAATATTTACAATCTTCTTCTGACATAAAGTTTTCAATTACTTTTGCTTTATTCATTTCTCCCCTTTTCAATAAGTTCGTTTCTCCATTGTCTCCAACTATCAAATAGTTCACCTAAGTTATGACCTACGTGTTTATAGAATTCTTCAGGAGTTCTTTCATAAAACATATCTCCGTCTTTTATATCCTTGCCTATTAGTATATCAATAATTCTGTCTGTTGTATAGTCCCGCCTAGGAAAATATTTATCTGGAAAATCTTCGTGTAACCTAGGCCTTCTTATCCTGTCTGAATATAAATGATATATTGGAATATCTTTTGGCACATACACATTCCATCCAGCAGTAAAGGTTCTAAACCCGTTTAAAACTTCTTCTCCCCAGAATAAAACCCAGTCTGGTTGAGGGACAGACTTAAAATATTTATATGGTGCAAAAATAAAATGTCCAGTCATATACCAGTCACGAGCATAAGTTTTACCATCTAAACATTCCAATATTGTTCCTCTTGGAGACAAGTCATAGGAATGGAGCAAGTTTTCTTTAGTTGTCTCAGTATGCATAACGAATGTAACTGGATATGATTGTTCTTTTTTTATTTCTGTTCCATCTTCAAGTATGTCAAAAAGAGGTAATGCTCCGCTTAAAATTGGATGTTGGTCTTCTATTGATTTTATAAGGTTTATTAATTTTGTATCCCATCCTTTATCAAATCTTGAATGTGAATCTACTTGAAGAACATAGTCATATGTATCATCTAGCCATTTTAAACAACGATTTCTACATTCTGTAACACTAAACATTTCTCCTGCTTTTTCAATTTCGTATTTAACTTTATCATCATAAGTTCTTTTTATTTTTGAAGTTTCAAGTTCATTTTCTAGTGCATGAATAAAGCATCCAACTAAAATATTGTCTGGGTTGTCGGCTTCTTTAAATAATGAATCAATCGTGCTTTCTAAATATGGATCTCTATAAGATGCTAAAGACACATAAATTTTTTCCATTACCATTTACCAATTGGACAAGTTGATGCTTTTAATTTAGTCTTTACTGCCATAAAGCAGCCACATTTTTTACATGTTGTTGTTAACTGAATTAATTCTGGACAGCCTTTACAAATTTCAAGTCTTTTCTTTCCTAATTCTTCATCTTCTACATATTTACTTGGATCAAATACATGCCAAGGCTTTGTTTCTCCCATGGCTTCTTTCCATTCTTCCCATTTTGACATGTCTACCACCCTTTATTTTTACTGATTAATTATGTTTTGACCATCCCAAACATCACCCTTGTTGGCGGTCTGACCTTCTGGAACTTTAATTATTGTTGTTTCTTCTTCTTGAGAAAAAATTACTGCCATCATGTCATTTATTTCGGTGTTGGCTTGTCCGAACCAAGTTAAAAGAATTACATCATTGCAAACATATGAATATAGACTTGTATTTGATTCTTCTGTTATTGCTGAAGAGTTTCCTCCAGTAAATTCTGTACCGTTCCAAATAGCACCAGTTTTGACTGAGGATCCATACTGAGTTAAGTTTCTTCCAATAACAGGAAAACCACTTGTTAAAGCAGCATCTATCCGCTCTTGTCTATCAGCAAATTGGGCAGGATAAGAAAATGAATTCCAAACATCCCAAGTGCCCTGGCTATTTTTTACTATACATGCATACATTTTTTCTCCTTGTTGCTATATAAGTTTATCATATTATGCTCCACATGGTCCAGGTACGCAATTACCAAAGTCTCCTGGGCACTGTATACTTTGATCTCCACAGGCAGGTGCTGGTGGTGGTGGTGGTGGAGGTGTAGTTGGTGGAGGCGTGGTTGGTGGAGGTGTAGTTGGTGGAGGCGTGGTTGGTGGAGGCGTGGTTGGTGGAGGCGTGGTTGGTGGAGGCGTGGTTGGTGGAG